TCCTTTAAGAAAAATTTTGCAACATTATCGTCGATAATAGAGGCTTTTTCGATCCAAGGAATCAGCGAGTTGAATAAATATGTTTTGAGCCCACTTGGATGTGTAATTGCCAAAAACTATCTCGAAGCCCACAATTTCTTAAGCCATTAAGAGAAAGCATTTAAGAACAACTGGTTAACGATTTTTATTTAAGGAACTGTTCGACAATGTACTGATATAATCCCGCAAATTGCACTCATGCGACTTAGATTATCTTCCTGAGGGTAATATAGTCCCGTTCAGAGGCGTCAGTAAGTCGGGGACTGGTACCATCATCCATGCTGATGGTACCGGTCGCGGGCCATCTGGCATTGAACTGCAACATCGCGCTGACATACTTCAATATCGGCAATTGCTCGGTAAGCAATGGCCCCGGCCTGGTACGCCGTCTCGATGGCCTCCCAGTCGGGCTTGCTCATACACCATTCCTTATTGTATCTCTACGGTACCAACCCTCAGAGCCCCGCCATTACTGCTTTCTTTTCGCCTAGTGGCGTTAGTGAATTTGTCTCCTATAAGAGACAAAGACTACTCAGAAGCTATTAAGACTCACTATAGGAAGGACTTGTCCAACGCGCGGCGGATTCAATAGTGGCGAGTATTGAAGGATAAGTCGCCGCGCAGGAATTTAATGTTACAGGAGTAGGAGCAGTGACAAGGAGACTTAAGTAACACACTAGAGATAACGATATTCACTCACAACCAAGGAGAAACCATGTTGGCAATACTGATTGCTTTATCCCCTTTCGCCATATCGATTAACCGCATCATCTTTCTGATTTGCCTTCTGATCGCAAAACGTTACGGCGTTCTTCAATACTTCTAATCCCCGCCTTATCCATATTGCACTGCCCCAGCGCAGAGTAAAGCTTCGCGTTTAACTCCAGACTAGCCTGCCACGTGAACGGAACCTCCATTCCGGGGATCGGCGTGTCTGCAGTAAGGTCAGTAGCTAAATTGCCACCACGCGGTGGCCTTTTAGTTCATTGGAAGAATGAGAGGACTATCTCAATTAACTTTAAAACCCCGCCCATGCCCATACAAGCAAGCCCAAAAACCATTAACTTTAAGCCTTTGTCTTTGCTGAAAATATCTAAAGGATTTGTGGCCCCAGTGAAACCAAAACTTATGGCGTCTGGATCATTACTAAGACGAATTAGTTTATTAATTGAATCTTCATGAACATTAAGAGCCAATGTTACATGTTTCATTATGATGTATAGGCGAATAGCTAAAATGATGCTGCCCACTGTAGTGAGCAAAGCAGAAAACAGATCTAACATTTTAAACCCCATAATGACTTAAAAAGTCACTCTATCATTATCGAAGCCCATCAATGAAGGGCTTCTGTAATGCAGGCTCTTATCTCAGCGCAGCCCCTTGCTGCGTGCCGGATGCTCATCTTCGAGCGCCAGCATTGAGATAATATGGCTGACCTTAAACCAGCCAGGCCTCTCCGACAGTCGACAGAGCCAGATCGACAGGAGAATGAAGAGTATCAGCATCATTACCTCAGACACTGCGTGATGATGTATTACTGCTATTGGCTGATTGCCCGGTAGTAGGCCTGCCAGCGGTACTTATCCAACCGCAGTTGGCGCAGACATTCAGCGGTTTCGACGTCCGATTGCAGGTCTTCGTCGGTATCCTTCCCTGCGTCACTTGCTTTGCACGGAGGGCTCATCAAATCCTGGGATGGTGTTGGCAGCGTCGATAGCTCGCTGGCGCAACTGCACAGCATCATCGTCAAACCGGCACACAGTACGATTCGGAGACTGGACATATTTCACCACGTCGCGGGTTATGGTTCGGTAGATGACCTTGCCCTCTTCTGTAGCGGCAGCGGCCTTTTGCTCAACTGGCTGGATAGTCTTTTCGGCTTTCTCTTTCTTCTTCGCCGCGAGGGCGTTGATATGGTCAGCGTGAGAATTCCAGCCAGAACGCCACGAGAAAAAGCAGGTAAGCAGCAGGATGACTACAGCGCTAATGATTGCGGTTAATCGGCTCATTTCTGGCCCCACTCGCAGACTTCACGCTCTATCTCACGCCTTGTTATCAGCCCCTTCCACTGCTTGCCACCGGCATACGTCCAGCGCTGCAGTTCCTTGCATGCGCCCGGCACGTCTCCAGCATTCAGTTTCTTCAACAACGTGGAGCTGGTGAAAGCGCCAGAGCCAACGTTATAAGTGAATGAGTAAAGCGCGGCGCGGGTAGGATCAGGAATGCGGACTTTGATGAGTGGGTCAACAGCGTTTGCCACCTTTAGCAGATCTGCTTTCAGCAGGCTGTCGCATTCCCTGTCGGTGTAACGGTGGCCGCGGCGAATATCGGCGCCAGTGTGACCATCACAAACAGTCCAGACGCCGACAACATCCTGATAGGCGTAATAACGCCTTCCTTCCAGGCCGTCGGCCTTACCAAGCATGATAGAAGCAATGGCGATCGCGCCAGAACCGCCGGCGATCGCGCCAATCAGCTTATTCCTCAGCGTCGGGTTCATCTCGGCTCCTGCTACGTCGGTTGTCTTCGCGAATTTTGAAATACAAATTCGTCAGATACGTAAGTACGGCGATGACAATGCCCACCAGTACGCCGATGGCATTCCACTGCTCGGGGCTGTAGGCATTTAGCATGCCGTTTAGGATGCTCCCGGCTGAAGCGCCATAGGCAGCACCAGTGGTTATCTTTTCCATGCGATACATACTCTCACCTCGCGTTGCTAGCGGGTGCTGTGCGTGTTTGAAAGGGTCAGGCCCGTCGGGCTGGATTTAACAACGAAGCGTGTCGATGATGATTCCCGCGAGGCCTGATAATAAAAAAGCCTGCTGTTAGGCAGGCAATAAGCATGAGGGCAATAGCAATGTCGGTGATGACTGAAAATATCCTGGCTGGGCCTGGTTAGCTTGGCTGGATTCGAAGCAGCGAGCAACCGCTTAGACAGTAGCTGGTCTTACCTCTGAGCTACAGGCAAATAAAAAGCCCCAGCATTTCTGCTAGGGCTCGAAATAATGAGCGGTTTGGAGAGTTTGTCTTGAGAGATAGCGCGCGAGGTCTCGCTTTCCGTTAACTTCCCTCAGTGCTGGCACTTCCATTTTTCATTCGTTACCTCTGTTTCCAGCAGAAGCCATCGACACTCGAATCACGAACTAGCTCGGGGTCACGCACCAGCCAGACACTAAAATCTGGAAATATTAGCAGACACTATGCTGTGTATATCAAGTGGCTCATAGAGACTCTCCTTACACACCAATTGGCGTGGCCTACGATATTAATGCCATCCTGAAACAGAACATTGACCATGATCACTGTTGTGATCAGTATATTGCCATTCTATGCAATATTGGCAGAATATCAATTTCACACGAAATATACGCCTTTCAGTTCGATTTTTCAAGACTTACATATAAATTTGTCGCTTTTTGTTGTGAACGTGATCGCGTTACTAATATGAGAGCATCGCTGTCAAGTTTCACAAAGCTACTTCGCATCGCCAGCCAATGAGGGAGGTAGGTTTCTGTCCACGTGGATTTTGCTACACCAACCAGCTCCGCCAGAGACTGGTATTCATACGTCTCTCGCCATGCCAATTCGGATTTGACGTCCTGTGCCGCCAGCCATATCAGTTTCTTCAGGCGCTCCATCGTCTTGCCGGCCACTTTCTTAGCGCCGAGCTGGTCACGGAATTCTGCCCATGCCCAATGTGTTATCGATACCTGATACTCAAAGCGGGTGTTCTCGCTGTAGTTCCAGAGCAGCCAGGCTTTCTGGTGGTCTTCCAGCGACAGCAGAGCCCGGCGCCAGCTGGCCGTCGAGTACTCAACAGGCAGAACGAGGGCAATCGAAGAACTCTTGGCGCGGGACTGCTGCCCAGGGATTGGAGGGCTTGATGGGTTAACCATACGACCAGTGACCGGATCGGCGACTTTCTTTCTTCCCCGGCTGCGCGCTGTAGCGGTGAAATGCGCGTTCTCTGCAAAAGCTACCAGTTGCCCTTTCGTCGCACCACTCAGATCAGCGGTGGCCGCTATTAGTTGCTGGCGAACAAATTCCAAATATTGCGCTGTCATGCTGACTCTCCCAGAATCTGATAAATGCGGACGAAATTATTCAAAATGCGGTAGCCGACCAAAAAGGTGCCGCGGTGCCGGAGATCATGTATGTGGCACTCAATGCGAAATGAAATACGGTACTCGTTCACGCTTTAACCATCCCTTCTTCTCGCCAGATCGCCAAAGTACGCATTACACCTTCCGCATGCATCAAGCGCAGTTCGTCGCGGGTGTAATTGTTGGTTTTAATTCTGCCATCGATGAGATCGTGGCAAGCACTGCAGGCAATCGCTCCCTGGGTATCGTCCGGCTTGCATCCAGTTCCGCAGGTACCCGCCAGGCGGTAATGCGCCAGTACGCTGGTTTCAGGATTGCCATTGCAATACCCGGGGATCCGTACTGTGCATTCGCGGCCTCGGGCCGCTTTACGTAGGTTCGCCATACTCACCCCCACATCCTGTTGCGCCAGCGAGAGTCTGGCCGCGGCGGATTTTTGTCCTCCACCAGCTGCGCACTGACGGTCCATGTCATAAAGTCAGGGTTTAAGCTTCGTTCGACCTTTACACCCCGCTGGCGATATCTCGCCATCAGTTCGTCGGCCTGCTGCGTTGTGCATTCGTGATGGTGAAACCATGAGTGTTTCATCGGCATCACCCCGCGAAGCTTAAAAGCTGGTTGGCGGCGTTCTCAGCTTCCTGCCGGCTGTTGAACGAACGAGAGAGGATCCACCGCCAGAGAACATCGAGCGATGATTTGTACAGTTCCTGGAACTCGCGTTCATCCATGCTTGCGAAAGAAATGCTGCGAGGGTGTTTTTTCAGCGTGCCGTCCGGCAGCTGTATGGCGTCATAGTGGCCTGCTTCTACGATGACCCACGCCCGGTAAGCATCGAAGGATTTGCAAATACTGATAGAGCCAGATCGCTTCTCGGCTATTCGGTCGAGATATTGCCCGGCGGCATCAAGTAACGCCGATGCACTCCCGCCATATGCAGCAAGGAATTTGGCGTAACCTGTGATAAGCCTGCGCTCATTAGACGAAATCGCCCCGCCGGTAGGTTCCCAATATTCAAAACCGAGATTGAGTAAAGCAAAGTAACGTCGGTGAAACGCCGGATTGCGGACAAGCTTAAAGTCGGCCTCCAGAACGGCGCCGAGCTTGCATTTTGATTGCAAGAAATCGCTGGTCTCCTGCGTGGCAGGGATCAGTAAACTTTGTGACTGCTTTATTAAGTGCAATTGCGCCATGGTT